CAAGCGAATGCACGGGTGCATCGGTCAGGGCAAAAACACAAGTGCACGGTTGTGCAGTTGCATGGGTCCGCGGTGGAGAAACGTGTTTACACATTATTAGATAGTAGAATCGACGTTCACACAAAAATGATAGAATTATACGAAGAGTTACTTGACTAATGTACAAACAATCACTAAATTGAAAACTCCAATAGCCAGTCGGGAGAACATTATGGTTAAAAAATCGGGCGTGTCTGCTGGTGGTCTCACTAAAACGTATATCAAAATACGCGAGGAACGAGCTAAGCTATCAGCGAAGTTTAAAGAAGAAGATTCTGTGCTGTCTCGTCAACTAGACATGGTAAAAAAGGGTCTGCTTGATTATTGCGATGAACACAGTGTTGAAAGTGTAAGGACTTCTGAAGGCTTATTTTTTCGGTCTACCCAACAGAAATACTGGACGGCTGACTGGGAAAAAATGTACTCTTTCGTGCTTGAACACGAAGTGCCGGAACTGTTTGAGAAACGTTTGAATCAGACAAATTTGAAACAGTTCCTAGAAGAGAACCCTGAAGCACACCCCGAAGGACTCAATATGGACACAACCTACTCAATCACCGTGAGGAAGAAATAGATGACCGACGCCAAATATGTACCTATAGAAACTGTCGCCGAATATTTTTCTGTGTCAGTATCTACAATCCGCGCTTGGGTACGACAGAATCGAATCCCACAGCATACCTATATTAGAGTTGGGAATTCAGAAAAACCCACTTATAGATTTTGTATATCTGATATCACAGAAGCCTTAACCCACCGCGATAAGGCATTGGAAGAAGTGGGGGAAGAACCAGTACCAGTACCAGTACTAGTATCTAGTGATGAAGCAACCACACGTGAGATGGGTCAGGTAATTAATTTTGACTCGTTAGATGAAGATCAATAAGGAGAACAACATGGCTGAAACTGCCAATCCAAGTTACAACATCAACAATGTCGAGGCATTGTGGCCGCGCTTAAATCAGACTTACAAGTTTGACAGCACAGAACGGCGCACCCTGCCGTGTGACGCGTTTGATGATGGGGCCGAATACGCGCTTCAATTTCGTATGGAAGAAGAACAGGCCAAAGCCCTGTATAAAAAAATGCGGGAGGCTTACGCAAATATGCGTAAAGCCGAATGGCCCGATAAATTTAAAAGGTCTTTCAAGGAGGAGGATGGGGGTTCTTTTATCCACAAAGCCAAGCTGAAAGGCGCATACGGTAAAGACGCTACCCGCGCACCCGCGCAATACGATGCCAAGGGTAAGAAGTTACCGGAAGATTTCTTGTTAACAACGGGTAGCACGGTTAATATTGCCATTTCGTTTACGCCCTACCACGGTGCAATGGGTACGGGGGTATCCCTCCGGTTGAAGGCGGTACAGGTTATCGATCTAAAACCCATGATGGAACCAGAGTCACCGTTTAGTGTGGTGGAGGGATTTGATTTTGATGCGGGTGAAGAAGACAACCCGTTTGCGGAGTCAGAAGATACACCCGTTAAAGAGCCAAAAAAGAAGGCTGCAAAGAAAGCGCCCCCCGCTCCAGAACAAGGTAGTGACGATCTAGGTTCTATTGTAGACGACTGGGACGACTGATACCCTCAAGCGCATTCGAGGGTATGTACTGACTATATGCGCATTCCAAGTTAGTGTAGTCGGTACCCCTGTCTCTAACGTGTTAAGTGGCGTCAGAGGTAGAGCTAGTGGTGATGTAGCTACACTATAACAACTACCGCGCACCACGCGACTAGCATTCCTATTCATCCTTGGCAGGAGTGCGTCCCCGTTGGAAACAAAAACTTTTTTGGGAGAAGTGCTAGCGTCTGATGGACACTATTGCATTTTTGCTTCCCGCGCTAAAGACGACTACAGAATACAGAGATTCTACAGTTCGGTAGAGGAGGCTGTACATTCTGCGCAAGAATTGGATGCCGAGGGGTGCGATGCATATTTCGCGCTAGCCACATTCGAAGAGCCGAACTCACGTAAAGTAGTCAACGTAAAATATCTTAAATCATTATTTTTAGATTTGGATTGTGGGCCTAGCAAAGACTACCCCAATCAAGAAACCGCGATTGCCGCGCTACGTAAATTCTGTAAGGACATAAACCTACCTAAACCCGTTATAGTAAATTCGGGGCGGGGAATACATGTCTACTGGGCGCTCTCCGAGCAAGTACCATTAGATGATTGGCTACCCGTAGCAGAAAAATTAAAGAAACTATGTGTAGATAATAACTTGTTAGCAGACCCCGCAGTTACAGCGGATGCGGCCCGAGTCTTACGTGTGCCCACCACGCATAATTATAAAGACAACCCCCCGCAAGAAGTTAGTTTCTTGGGGCTTGGTGCGCCCGAGGCCGTGGACTTTGACGCGTTTTCGGAACTTCTAGGTAGTGATTTTATAGCACCCCCAAGACGTTTCACGGGTACGAATACCCCGTTTGTCGAACCTCCTAACATAGAAAATAGGTTTATAGACATACTTCAGAAAACCCTAAACGGTACAGGGTGTGAACAACTACGGCAGGTTGCTGAAGATCAGGCGAATTGTAGTGAGCCTTTGTGGAGGGCGGGGCTGTCCATAGCTAAATTCTGTGTCGATGGGGATAAAGCCGCGCATATCATATCCAAAAAACATCCTGACTACACGGTGGAAGCTACACAAAAAAAGATAGATCTGATAAAAGGACCATATAATTGTACTACTTTTGATGAATCTAGGGGGGGAATATGCACCGAGTGTCCTAATTGGGGTGAGATAAAAACTCCTATACTGTTAGCTAGGAGGGTGCGTGAGGCTACAGAAGAAGATAATATAGTCGAGGCTCCCGCAATCGATTTACCCGATACGCCCATAAATAAGTATGTCATTCCTACGTACCCGCGGCCATATTTCCGAGGGGCAAGCGGGGGAGTATACGTACGAAGTGTCAACAAGAAGTCCGGGGATATTGATGAAAAGCTAATTTACCATAACGATCTATACGTTGTTAGACGACTGGTTGACGTGGAGCTGGGTGAAGCGATAGTAATGCGGCTTCACTTACCAAAGGATGGGGTAAGGGAGTTTACTCTCCCCCTTAGCGCGGTTACTTCTAGGGATGAATTCCGTAGATATATGTCCATGAAGGGCGTTGCGGTAACAAAAATGGATGAGCTTATGACCTATACTACAACTTGGGTAAACGAACTACAGGCGAACAACATGGCAGACGAGGCACACAGACAATTCGGATGGACTAGCGAGGAATGCACCTCCTTCGTACTTGGCAATCAGGAAATATTTAAGGATAGGGTGGAGTTCAACCCCCCGTCTACCCAGACAGCGGGGCTATTCGTATCTTTTGAGCCTAAAGGTACTCTGGAGGAGTGGAAAGAAGCCATAAATTTTTATAACCGAGATGACTTCGAACTACATCAATTTGTGGTCGGTACTTCCTTCGGCTCCCCCCTGATGCAGTTTTCCCCCATAAACTGTGCGGGGATGCACATATACAGCAAGGATTCGGGGGTAGGTAAAACCACTGCGTTAGCTTCCGCAATTTCTGTGTGGGGCAAACCAGAAGATCTTATCACTCACGAACGGGATACCTATAACACCAAGATGAACCGGGGTGAGGTTTACCATAACTTGCCATTGTACATGGATGAATTGACCAACGCCAAACCTCGAGAATTAAGCAATCTGGCCTATCAGATAACAGGCGGTAGGCAACGAGGACGCATGGCAAGCAACACTAATACGGAACGGCACCGAGGAGAAGCATGGAGTCTACTGGCGGTAACAACAGGTAACACCAGTATCGTTGAACGGATCAGTATGTTCAAGCAGATGCCCAAAGCGGAAGCACAGCGTATATTCGAATGCCGTGTGGATAAGATGCACTTTGAAACGAAGAAGGAAACTGACGAATTCAGTCAAGCCATCGAAAACAATTACGGGCACGCAGGGGTGATTTACGCCCAGTACCTTATGGACCACCTCGAAGACGCCAAAAAACTTTTAGCCCAAGTACAAGCTAAGGTGGACGAGAAAGCGAACCTAACAGCGGAAAATCGTTTCTGGTCTATGCTTGTGGCAGCGACAATTACAGGGTTGATACTGGCAAAAAGGGCGGGACTTATAGACTTCGACACGAAGAAGGTAACTAAATGGGCCTTGAAGCAGCTAGCAGAGAACAAGCGTCAGGTAGAAGATATGAACGCCTCTGTGGAAGTGCTACTGAATGACTACTTTCATGAACACTGGAATAACGTGTTATGGATTAAAAGCACCGAAGATCGGCGTACGGGGGAACCAAGTCAAGGAGATATTGTGGTCATCCCAGAGATGATGGCGAAGGGTAAATTGGTTGCGAGGTATGAGACAGACCTCAAACGTGCGTATCTAATATTGAAGCCATTGAAGGCTTGGTGCGGGGAACAACAAATAAATTATGGTGCGTTTGTGCACGACCTAAAAAGTAAATTGGGGGCTAAGAAATCTAAGGTGCGGCTAGCTAAGGGTACGCACATGAACCTACCTCCAACGGATGTTCTCATCGTGGACTGTTCAATAGAGAAAATTGATGGATCAGGGGATACTACGGACATATGACCTGAACCCTGACGGGGTGCGGGTGGTTATTAACTGGGAGAAAATGGTGGTTAACGCCTCTATCTTCATCCCGTGCATCAACATTGAAGAAGCACTGAGTCAAATCAAGCGGATAACTGCGGAAAAGGGCTGGGGTGTGGAGACTAAAATATTAATAGAGGACGAGAAATTAGGCTTGCGTGTGTGGAGAACCACGTGATAATATCTTTATGACAGTCTCCCACGTACTGTCGTTCTCCCTAACCTAGCCCCTCGCTTCGGCGGGGGGTTTTTTCTTAATCAAATATTCCGTATTCACTATATTCGCTCATGCTTCGCATAACTTCTGCACGTCTCTTCGGACTTATAGTTATCCCGTTATGCATTAAAGCTGAGGTTCGCATGTGCTGCCGCATGGACGTTCTGAGGCTATCGGCAGTTATTGTGTGTTCGGGGTGCCTCCTGTTAAAGTCCATGAGATCATCAAACGCGGCTGTTACATCACCCCCCATACGTATTGCTACATAGTATGCACGTAGTCTTTCAGTACGTTGCTTGTTGGTCTCACGATCTATTCGTTTGATAGCTTGGTTCTGTTCTTGTTTCCGTGTGTATTCTGTTGGGGGGAAACCCAGCATCTGTGATAGTAGCCCACCAGTGGTGATATCATCAACGATTGGGTCTCCACGTCTGGTTAGAATTCCTTCGTCTCTCGCATATCTACCTTGTAGAACCCCGCCAATTCCTGGGAAACCTTTATATACATTTCGGAACGCTGCTGGCAACATACTTTCTATGCCCCGTTCCGTGTGACCCCGATGTATATCTTTTAGTCCCCTAGTGAATTGAGTGCCTACACTCCAAGCCGGGCCACCTACTACAGCCATGAATAGGTCTGCCTCTGACTCGTCGTTACTGTAGGGGTTGTCCCGGTACAACAGATTGGATAGCCCAATACGAGAAGATATGTCCGTGCCTATTATTGAAGTGATGGGGCCTTTATAAGCAAACTCTGATATATGTTTACGCAGTAGCGTTTCTGCATCGTCTTCATCGTCATCAAGAAACAAATTAGCCATCATCAAGGCTGCACCAACGAAGGGCATACCCTGTACCCCAGCTAACAACGCAGAAGAAAGTAATATCCCGTAAAATTGTTCTTTTGCGATTCGTGAATTTTCTCGGTCGTCTGTTCTATATTTATCTCTCTTGGCTTTATCTAACGCCTTAAATTCTTTTAGCGACATGCCATTAGCGGCGGCTAAATTTGCATCGTTTGCAGGTCTAAACGCGTTATAACCTGTTTTGAACAGGGTATAGTACATCTGCACGCCGTATGATTTGTACATCATAGCCACACGTCCTACTCCGTGTTGAGCTATTCTTGGGGCTGTAGATAAGGTAGCACCACCGTTCATCTCTTGCGCTCGACGCGCTGCCTCGTTCGCCGCTTTTTCCATGTTAGCATCGTTTATCGGGAGACCTTGCTTTCTCATACGTTGCAATTCAAGGTCATAAGTGGCTATCATGGCTACTTGACGGTTGTACCGTTCCGTTAGATGGAAGACGAACGCAGAACCAGCATTTACCTTGTCCCACATACCCCGCTCCCGTCCTGATCCTTCAAGACTTAACGTGTCATAAAACAGAGAACGTCCCGAAAACCCTCGGTCTTGCATAAGCTCTACGAGTTTTTTTATCCTGTTAAGATCATTTATTTCGGTCTTGGAAAGATTCAAATCTGTTCTGACTATCAGATTACCGTCTTTATCTGCTTGATAGAAGTTATCTATGGAAGGCGTACCCCTGACATCCACCTTATCTGCTTCTGGGTCTATTTCAGATAGCTTGCGAGAAAAACGTTTACCAGTTTTGGACATATGCATACTACTGGCGATTAGCCTAGAAGCACGTCCTATAGCAGCGGGTGCTGCTCCCGCCCCCAAGCCATATTTTCCCCCACGATACTCACCACTTAGAATAGGCATCATCATGAGCGGGACTTGCGATATGTTAACTATCGCAGACGATACGTTGAAGCCAATGGTACCCAAAAATGCAATGCGGTTAGCCTGTGCAGCAGCTTGGCTATAAAGAGTGTTTGGCGGGTTACGAGCAAATTCGCCACGTTCCAAAAGTTCTTCCAGCACTAATTGAGCATTCTCGGAATCTATAGTTTCATCTTGCTTATTTATATGCCATTGCTCGGTTAGTTCTGCTTCTGCCTCTCGTATGGAATTACTATATCTTAGCTGTTCTATTTGCCTACCTAAGTTATAGGCTTTTGCCGTAAAGGCTTCAAAGGCATCTTCTCTATACCCACCCAGATTTTCGCGTTTCTGCATGGACTTGGCGAAAGCTGTCTCGGGTAGTGTATTGATGAACAACCGCATAAGTTGTTCTTTGTTTTGTTCATATATCTTTGCTTCTTTTTCGAAAGCTTCTGTTTCTGCTGGGGTTGCGCCCTTCTTTTTCTTTGGCTGGTTAGTATCCAACGTATCGAATACCTGACGCATAAAAGAGCCTCTGGGGGCGTTAGCGTAACTTACATTTTTTAAATTCGTGTATTTTTCTACCTTAACTCCGTTTACGTTTGGTACAACCCTACTATCATTTTCCAACTCGGCCATACGTCTTTTTCTGGCGTCCACATCCTCGTATGCTTCGTATATAGGCTCTGTAGTTTTGGTTTTAGCATCGTAGGCATCGTACCGTATCCAATAATCACCTTTACGATGTAGGGGGAAATAAGGGGCTATGTTATTCTTCTCAAACATCTCCTTGAACACACTATTTTTTAATTTCAGTGCATCCCCCGGATCTTTTACTACCGCGTCGATGTTGCCTGCGATAACACCTTTTAGATTCTCATACATACTTTTGTAGGCTTCACGTAATTTTATATATATTTTATCCCCGCCATTTTGTTTAAGTAGCTTCCAATCCTCCTCCATATCTTTCCAGGTATCTAATTTTGTTTTGTCACCTGCGTAGGTACTTTCTGGGTCACTGGGGTCTACGTTGTTTATTGTGCTTGTGTACACAACATTATTGAATGCTTGTATTACTTTATAGTTAGATTTATTAACCCAGCGTTCAAATACCGTTGCCGTAGTATCTATACGCGTATCTGACTCCTTAACAGCTCCCGAAAACTCTTCTATAAGTTTCTGTAGTTTAGCTGCTTGATGGCCTAGTTTATATTTTTTTGCGAAATCTCTAACTGCTTGTATCGGTAAACTAAAATATATGAATCTCTTGGAGAGCGTTGATAGGTTAAAGTTACCATTTATTATGATGCGGTTGAGATCATCAACCCATTTGCTTTTTGCCCGTGCGGATGTGTTAGCATTTTTAGCCCGCCCAACCATGTCACCAATTATGTCTTTGATGCCTCCTATGTCAGTCCTCAACAGCAACGAACCAGCCCCCCTATTTTCTGGGGCGGGAGCGAGCATAGCCATAATTAATCTATCTGCATTACTAAGTGCGGAATCTATCTCTCTGGTTGGCATACCCATAAGACGGCGTAAGAAGTTAGTAATAGAATTAAAGAACCTCTGAAGAGCACTGATCGGACTACCGTTTGGATTTATACCCGCGAGTTTCTGCTGGAATTCAGGGTTACCAAATGTCTCTGACACGAACTCGTTAACACCCAGTGATCCGTAGTACGTATCTAATAAATCTTTAGTATCGTTAAACAGCGTGGTTAATTGTTTGGTCAGTGGGTGTGACTTGTTAGCAAGTGTGGCGGAAGTAGCCGCGTGCGTCATCTCATGTAAGATCGTATGTGTATTGATGCCAGTTTCAGCGTCGAGCTTTATGGTATTTGTTTTTGGATCAAAAAGACCATTAGTAGGAGTACCCTCAAACTCAAGGTTATCCACCACTATAACTTTAGTAGTACCAACAAGTTTCGACAGCACCCCGGCAATCTGTCTCACACGCGCAACTGGGTTTGTCGCTTGTATTGCTTGTAGTGCGTACCCTAACTCACCATTCCTTAGCAGGTTACCAACCTGTGGATGCACGGGCATATCCAAACCTGCAGGACTATCAGCGTGGAGGAGAATCCTACCTAAATCCAAATAACGATCTATATCCGCCTGTTTACCCGAATCAGGTTCTTGGACTACACCAGATTCAGGTGCTACAAGGCCAAATTCTTGGTCTACTTGTTCATTTATAGCCCAAACAAGTCCACCTATATCAGCATCGGATACATTACGTGTGTCATTAATTTGTGATGCCTCTACCTTATCTTTCGCCGCTTGCGTAGCTTCTGCTCTTTTCCCAACTACTACATCTTCGGTACTAAACCTTTTCTCATCGTATTTGTTGTTGCGTATCGCCTTCATTTTCTTCGCTTCGAGTGCCATTACAAGGTCAAACAATGTGGCATTAGTTTTGGCATCCAGATTATTTCTTATCCAATTCCGTGCGTGTAGTGCCCCATAATAACCTGTGCTATGGAAGTATTCCTTCACCGGAGCAGCTGTATTTTCCTGCGCTCTATAATATTGGGTTTTGTTACCTTTTGAATCTACACCGGGGAGGACTAGATCATGTGCAATATTGAGTAGGGTATCCCCTGGTACTTTCTGATTCCCAAAATAAGTTTGTGCGGCACGTTCGCTTGTTATATCCGCGCTTTCTCCTGTTTGTTGGTCCTTCACACTTTTTTGAAGGAGCTGTAATATTTTACGGTTATCTTCTTTTGTAGTAGTTGGGTCCATAGACACAAGTCTGCTAGTCCCATCAGGATCTATGACGCTTACGACTTCTCCCTCCCTAGGATAAGCACCACTAAAAAATTCCTTAGTTAATTTCTCACGCGCTGTTGTCGGCCTTTCCTCAACACCTTCTTTACCCTTCTTTACCTCCCGCACCTCGGCTTCAATCTGCGCTAATATTTCTTCGTCAGTAGGCCCTTTGTCTTTGGCCTTGGTTTCCTTCTTGGTTTCCTTCTTGGTTTCCTTCTTGGTTTCCTTCTTGGTTTCCTTCTTGGTTTCCTTCTTGGTGGTCTTACGTTGGGTCGTGCGCCTACGTGCAGGTTTAACTTCTGCTGGTTTGACCTCGGCTTCATCAGATAACGCATCAATAATATCTTGGGGGGTAGTGGTAGCGGTAACTTCTATATTGTTCTCTTGTGCAATCGCACGGGCAGTTTCAGAAGTTTCGTAATCTTTAAGCGCATCTTGATATTCTTGAGCAGTTTCATAATCGCCCGGCTGTGGCTCTCTTTCGTAAACAGGTATGGGTGTGGAGAGGCTGCTCCCGCCCCCAAGCCATCGGGCCTCTTGTTCTGGGGTAGGTGTAACTTCTTCCTCTACGACAGGTGCAGCGGGGGGAGGG